GCTACATCTACGTTTTCACAACCGGCAGTCAAGGATTGTTCGGCATTGCCTTCCCGGTCTGCATTCCTGCCAGTGCGATGAATACCGCCATCGTCGTCAATCAGCCAGCAGGCGGAACCGGAACGGTAGGAGCCGTGAGCGCATGGGGCTATCAACTCTAATCCGGCCGCTTGTCATTGCTGCAGCGGTCCTGCTCGCGCAATCCGCCTCTGCGCAGCTATTAAACGGCGTTACCCGCTGGCGTCCTGGGTTGGGCGCCGTTGTTCCTAGCTATCAAGGTCCTGGCGACATCGCCCCCGGCGCCATCGCTTGGTATGGGCTGCGCGCATTCAGTCATACCTACGTTGGATCGCTGATCCGCGTTCAGCGCCTCAATGACGACAAGCAGTGCGACATCGCTCCGAGCAGTACTGGTGGACTAGGTCAAACCGTCAATTGCTTCGATAGCACTCTCAACAACATTGACGTTGCTACATTCTGCAGCGGTACGCAGTGTCCGGTTCTTGCTCTTTACGACCAAACAGTCAGCAATGTCTGCACAGCCGCATCATGCGACATAGTGCAGTCAATCTCTTCTTCGCAGCCAAATCTAACGCTGAATTGTCTCGGCACATTGCCGTGCATAACCTTTGTTGGTGTTCAGCAATTCAAAACTGCTGGCGCATTAATACAAGCGCAGCCACTTAGCGTTGTAGCTGTTGCTGAGTATACCGGTTCAGGATCAACAACATCTATGACACTTGCAGGCGATAGCGACGAAGTCCAACTAGGCTTTGCTGCATTCGGCACAACCGATATTTATGCTTACGCCGGAGCCCTCGCGGATATTTCTGGCCAGCCAGCCAACACCTTTCGCACCATGCAATTCATTGCCAGCGATCCAACCAGTAAATTGACCATCAACGGCAATCCCAATTCAATCTCGGCGGGTACTAGCGGATTTACCTCTAAAGTCACTTTGGGCGCGATGGTTGGCCAATTTACCGAAGGCGGGATCTGGCCAACCGCGCTAACCACCACACAGCAAACCAACCTGAACACCAACATGCGCAGCTATTGGGGCTTCTGATGCCTATCGTTCGCACCTATCAATGTGAGCAATGCTTCAACCGCATCGAGCTCACACTCGCCGCCGAAGACTGGGACGCGCCAGCGCCTGAATGCCCGGCTTGCGCGCGCCAGCAGATGCAACAGGAATTCAAGCCGGTCGCCATCGGCGGTTCAATCACCGGCAAGGCCCACGCCATTGCAGAAGACATCGCCAGCAACGACTATCACGTGGCCGACATCCAGCGAGAGCGCCGGCCCGAGGGCACACCGAAAGTCCGGTACAAGGACGCGGGATCGACACCCGCGCAAGCGACCCATTGGGGCGCAACCAGCGAAGCACTCAGTATGGCCATGGCCGCCGGCCGGGAAACCCGGTTGCAATATGGCAGTGGTCTTGACGTATTGCAGGCGAACATCAAAAGCGGCGCGGAACCGGACCTGATCGAGCTTTCCAAGCGGCGCAGCATCAAGGTGTACTGATGCCGATCATCGCCCATGACGCCAAGGGTCGCCCGCGCGTCATCAAGCGCAAGGAACAACTCTCGCGCATGAGTATGCCGGACCTGATCGCGCTGGAAGCGTTCTTGTGGCGTTGCATGGATACCAAATACGCGCACCCAAGTGTGGTTGACACCCTCAACTCAATTCACCGCGAGGTCGAGTGGCGTGCTCAAGATCCCGAGTTCAAATAAAGACGGCCTGCTACAACTGTGGGTCAAAGAACTAATCGATGAATGCATGGCGTCTGCCGAAGAACGCGCCATGGTCTATGTTCGCGCGGCGCAATACTACTACACCGGGACCTACGACAGCCGCGCCGCAATCTACAACAAAACCAAGCCGTTCATCGACAAGCTGTCCGGCTTCCTGATGCAGCCGACCGATGTGCGCTATCAAATCATTTACGATAGCGGCGAGCCCGAGGACGTGTTGGAGCGCTCGCAACTGGTTTCCGAAAAGCTCACGGCTGATTATCGACAGACCGACAGCGACATCACGTTCGCCGAGGCCGTGACCTGGGCGATGATTAACGGGTGCCACCTGCTCAAGCACTACCCGCACGACAACGGGTTCAAAGTCGCACCGGTACATCCGCAGAACTTTGGCGTGCTTGGCGAAACCATTAACGATCTGGAGGAACAGGAAGCGTTTGTTCACGTCACCTATCCAACGATTTCACGCTTGCGCACCATTCTTCAGGAGCATCCGAAGCGTAAAGAAATTCTTGAGCGCATTTCCGAGGGGCGACCAACGCAGCAAGACGATGAAAAGCCGACCTATTTCCATCAAATGGTGATCGGTGGGCTTAATCCGCTTGGCGAGCCTGGGGGCGCGGCCAACCCGGAGGCCGCTGGCATCGTCAACGTCTTTCCGGTCCCGACGCCTTGGCGTCCGCAGCGGCGCATCGCGCCCACGGTCAAGTTCTGCGAGCTATGGATCAAGGATCGCGAGCGGGACGGCGACTACACAACGATGCAGATCGTCTATCCCGACATCATCATCGAAGGCGACAACACTCGCCGCAATCTGTCGCGCGTTCCCGGGCAATCGTCGTTTGTTAAAATTCAGCCGCAAGTCACGCCCGGCTATTTCTGGGGCCGCAGCTACATTGCCGACATCCAGATGCTGCAGGATCTGTTGAACAAGCGACTGCGCGATATCAAGGTGATGTGGGACCGCAACGTCAATGCGCCGCAAGTCTTTTCCGGATTTACCGGTGTCACCGAAGAAATGTACTTCAAGATCATCAATGAAGGCGGATTTATCAATGACCCAAACCCAAGCGCCAAAGCGAGCAAGCTCGTTGAACCGCCGCCTCCCGGCTACATGGAGGAATTGCAATTCATTTTCCAAATGTTCGATGAAGCCGGCGGGTTCAGCCCGATCATGTCCGGACAAGGCGAACCCGGTGTTCGCGCAGGCGTTCACGCGCAGACTTTGGTCCGAACATCCTCTCCGCGCCTCATTGATCAAGCTGCTCGTACAGAACGGCAATTGGCACAATCCGGGTACCTGTCGCTGCGCATCATGCAGGCGATGGATGCGCTGATTTACTCGACCGACAGCGGCATTGAATTCACCCTGCACGACCTACCGGACAATTTCCAAGTTCAGGTGGATAGCCATAGCGCCAGTCCGGCGTTCGCCGAGGACAACCGGCAAGTCGCCATTGCGCTCGCCCGCGCCGGGGCAATCGACAGTGAGGATCTGATCCACATGTTGCACCCGCCGGGGGCCGAACTCCTACTGGCAAGACTACGGCAACGACAGAAAAACCAAGCCAAAGCAGCGCAGGCCGAGGAACAAAAGGAAATGCTCAAGGACGTTTTGCAGCTTCCATCGCGCGGCGGAAAGGGCAGTTCCGGGCGCCGTCGCAAGGCTAGTGGTGGGGGGTAGTTGCATCCTACTAGATTTTGGGATTAGTTTACTCCCGGCAGTGGTGAGCTAGGCCGCCCTCGCGTCCCTCCTAGAGAATGCCCCGAGGTTCCTCCCCGGAACCGATCCTGCAGCGGGGGCGGCCGTTCAAAAGGTGTTGGAATGGCGCTTGGCGATGAAAGTGGCCCACAAGGCGCCGATGCTGGCGCAGCCGGTCCCGGCCCAAATCCTAGTCCTGGCGGTGGAGCTCCGGGCGGCCCTCCTGGCGGTGGTCCCGTTCTGGCAGCACTGGCGCGTCGGCAACAGGGTCCGCAAACAAGCGCCCCCGGCCCCGGCGACCAAGCTTCATCCCTGACCCAGGTTCAAAACGCGCTGGGAATGCTGCAACAAGCATTGCCGGGACTTCAGCAGGGAAGCCCCGTACACCGCGATGTGCTGCGGGCGCTGCAATCGCTCAGTCGGCACATGGCACAAGGCTCACCGACCGTAGGCGTTCAGCAAACCCAGATGAAGGACATGATGCGCTCACTCGCCCAGAATGCGTTGTTGTCCAAAATCATGGGGCAACAGCAGCAGGGCGGTGGCCAGGGAGGCCCGCCGGGGGCAATGCCGCAGGCGCCAATGCCATCGACACCGCTACCCGGAGCATGATAGGAGAAAATTCATGGCACAGAACCGCAGTTATGATCCACCGATCACCACACCCCCCGCCACGCCCCCGCGCACGATCCTGCAGGTTGATACCCAATCTGAAGTGAGCGAGTGGGGCGCGATCCCGAAAGTGGTTCCAAAACCCGAAGGCGGCGTGCCATTGCAGCCGTCAATCGTCGGTAAGAACAATAACAACTAGGCGCCGCCATGCCGCGTGAAATCACCGATGAGGAGTACAACTTCCTCCAAGGCCGTAAGCAGGTGGCCGACTTCGTTGAAAGCATCTACAACGATCCGGCGCTTTCCAAAGACGCCAAGGCGCTGATCAAGCGCAAATACCCGCAAGTGCAGATCCCCGATTACGACATCGAGGAACGGATCAGCCAGCGCTTTGACGACGACAAAAGGGCGCGTGACGACGAAAAGCGCGCGGCTAAAGAGGCCGAAGAAGAAAGGCGCTTTAGCGAAACCCGCTCGCGGGTTCAGAAGGAATACGGCTTTACTGACGACGGCATGAAGGATTTGGAAAAATTCATGCTCGAAAAGAACGTCGGCGATTACGAGATCGCCGCCGAGTATCACGCCAGTAAAAATCCAAAGCAAAGCGACGCAAACCAGCACGACGGGCTATGGCATCATCAGAAGCAAGACAACTTTGCTGACATTGCCAAGGACCCGGAAGGCTGGGCGCGGAATGAAATCTTCGGCGCGTTGGTCAAAGACCAACAAAACGCCAGAGGCGGGAGATAGCAACAAATACCGGATCGGCTCCCCCCGGTATTTGTTGTTGAACATCAATAGGAGGATAAATTGCCCGTATTGGGGACCGGCCTAATTCCATCGGGTCCGATTGGCCTGGAATTACAAGCAACAGTGCGGCGCGTGTTTGCGCAAATGGTGGTAGTCCTCCTCTACCGACAAAATCCGCTACTGGCACTCCTGCTCAGAAATGCCATTCGCGCATCCGGCGGTGTTAGCCCGTACACGCAGCCGGTGCAGACTGGCCAGTACGTCACTTCGTCATGGATCGGGCCTGCTGGCCAGTTCAATCTGCCGACCGATGTTGCGGCCACCGTCAATGCCGAATTTAATCTGTGCGCGCTGGCGACTCCTGTTTCATCCCTGGGTCTTGAGCAGCTCGTAACTCAGGATGCGATTGCAGTCGCCAGCCGCCTCATGTTGAAACTCAACGACATGAAAAATTCGGCGCTCAACTCGTTGAGCACTGCACTATTTGGACCAGCCGTCACCAATGTGCTGCAGATGTTCAGCCTGACCGACGCCTATGGCGCCACTGGTGTTTACGGTGGACTTGATCGCACCACCTATCCAAGCTGGGCCGGACTTAGCATACCGACCGCAGGCGCCGTTCTTACCCGCGCGACGATGATCCCGGCATTGCTGAAGGCCGTTAAACGCTCGGGCGGCGAGGCATTGGATTTTGTCGTCATGTCGGTGGAGGACTGGACGACATTGCTAACCGACTTCATGACCGTGGAGCGCTACAACAATGACCCAAGCTCGCGCTGGGGTAAAGACGACCCCGTCAACTCCGGGTTCCGAGGACTTCTCCTGGGCGATACACCTATCTTCTTTGATCTCAACTGCCCAGTGGGAACCGCCTTCGGCTTTAACAGTAAATACATTACTCTTGTCATCCACGAGGATGCCAACTTTGCCTGGACCGGATGGTACAGCACCATTCCACAAGGGCAGATCGCCAGTGTAGGGTTGTCACTGACGGCGCTCAATCTGGTTTGTTCCAAGCCGTCAACCGGCTTTATCATGACCGGTATTACTGGTGGTCAGGCTGGGTTCCCGACGGCGCCACCTCCGTAACAGGAGATAAGCTATGGAAGATTGGGCTAAGAACGAACCGCCCTGGCCCGCTGCTATGGCGCAACCGGCTGATCCATCCAAATACGTCATTCCCGGCTCGCATAAGCTTGATCCGCCCTATAGCTGGCAAACCAGTGAAACATGGCCATTCCCGCGCTCTCCGCGTCGCATGGAAAGTGAGACGCGCGCGCCCGGAACCGGGTTGATCGGCGGGTAGTCCATGGACCAAGTCGAAGTTCTTGACGCGCCAGAAACGCTCGCCGCACCAGTTCTGAAATGGGCGTCTTGGCCCGGCAACAACGGCATGAACGTCCCTGCAACAACTGCGCAGGTTGGCGTAATTACCGGGACTGGTACAGGTGGTCAGGCTCCGGGCGCGGTTGCGATTGGTGATCTTCTGATTGTTGCTGCACATGCTGGAAAAGCTGGCGGCATAGGCGAATACACAATATCCGGCACCGGTTGGACCCTAATCCTGCACCCAACTGCCGGTGACAATGAAATCAAGATATTTGTTTGGTCGAAGATTGCGGACGCCAGCGATGTTACCGCTGCAGGCGTCTACACCGTTACCTGGGGCGGAAGTAGTCCCGAAGCTTTTTCTTGGGCTGAATGGAATTTTGGCCAGAATGCTTTTATTGATGCCTGGAACGGACTTTGGTCAAATGTCGTCATATCCGCTGGTAGTAATGCACTCAACCCCGGTTGTTCCCCGACCGGTAGCGCCGATACGCTGCTGACGTATTGGTTTGATTATCACGATAACACCAATTGGATTTTGCCCGGTGGTCTGACACAAGTTTTCAGAAACACACAGGGCGGTCTGCCGAGCCAAGGCGCATCCGGCACTAAAGTACTTTCCGCTGCCGGGTTCACTGGCAACCTAAATGCGACCATTGGCATTCAACAGCAATACGGCGCATTCCAAATCGCCATCAGCACCGGAGCGCCACCAAACGGCGGTGGCGGTAACTCGCCAATTAAATGGCTGAGTTTCATGGCGACCCAACCGACCCTTGGCACGGTAAGTTCGGTTGTTATTGGTACAACAGCGCCAGCCCAAACACTCGGACCATTCGCCACCGGCGATTTGTATGTCGTTGCGGTCAGTGTTGAAGCCGATAGTGGCGCACCGGGTGCGCTGTCAATCTCGGGATCAGGATGGACGAACCTTGTCGCCACGGCTGAAGGACCGCTGCATACGCGATTGTCAGTGTGGGCCAAGGTTGTCGGCGGTGGTGAAACCGGCATCTACACGGTGAGTTGGCCAAACGCGACCGGAAACCCGAATTGGGTTGCCTACAACTTGGGCCAAGCAACAATTGACCTTGCCGCTGGACAATGCCTTGCGCCGACCGGCGGCAGTCTCATTGCACCAACAATTACGACGACGGCCGCTAATGAAGTCGTGCTGGCTTACTGGTTCCTCGTGGACACCACCGGACCCGGTGTCGGCATTGTTGCGCCAACAACCGCCGGGTTCACCCCACTCGCCATCAATTTAACGGCCTCGTTCAAGTGGGACATGACGACCGGCGTTATTCTCGCGCCGACTGCGGGCGCGACCGGAAATATGACCGCAACCGGTCCCGCTGGAATGCCGGTCTATTCCGCATTCCAACTCGCCTACAAACCAACAGCGTCCGGCGGCTCGCCACCACCTGTGCCGACCGGATTGACAGCGACTGCGGTCTCGTCATCGCAAATCAATCTGTCATGGAGCGCAAGCACCGGCGCAACTAGCTACAACGTGTTGCGTGGCGGTTCTACAGTCGGCACGCCGAGCGGAACAACCTTTAACGATACCGGGCTTACCGCATCAACGAGCTATACCTACAGAGTCCAAGCTGTAAGTGCTGGCGGGACATCTGCCTCGTCTAGCCCATCCTCCGCAACAACACTTGCGCCGGGAGCCAGTCCGTTCCCAGCATTCACGCCGCAGCTCCCGCCGCCTCCGGTCGGAACCGGCGGCTCCGTTGCCATCGTTATTCCTCCCGCTCCTGTGCCGCCTTCGGTCGCCGGAATTGCGCAGCCGGTGTTCACTTTCGGAAACGCCACCACCCCGCCCGCAAGCGCGGCGTTCCCGGAATTCACAACGACCTATCCAGTTCCTCCGGTGATTATCAATTCAACGCAAAACACCAACACCCCTATCTGGGTCGCGCCACCGCAACCGCCACCGTCACAAGCGACCACACCGCCATTCGGAACCAGCTACAACACAGGTGGCGTTTATGGCCCACCTCGTGGCCCGGCGCTGCCGCCCGCCGTTCCCGGCGGAACGCGCCCCTTCATGGCATCCGAAGGCGGCGGCAGCGGCGAGGCCACAATGACACTCACAGACGACGAGCCGCATCATTCCCCACGCAGAACTCCACCCCCACGCGGACGGCGAAGGTGATATGCTGCGACAATGCTGGCAAATTACATCAACGAAGTTCAGAACCTGCTCAATGACAACCAGGGGCAGTTCTTCGTTTTTGCGACCTTAGCCAACTACATCAACCGCTCCCGCCGTCGAATTGCCGCCGTGTCCGGATGTTTGCGGGTCATCCCGCCCGGTGTGCAGACCATTCCCAATCAGGAAGTCTATTCGTTCCGCGCTTGGGACCCGCTGGTGCAGAAGATCATGCCGCAAGCGCAGTCGATCCTTGCTTGCCGCTCCGTAGCGGTCGGCCTGGGCGGCAAGTGGCAAATCGAAAATGACGACCAAGGCAACATTCTCAGCGCCGCCATCGTTGGCGGATCTTGGAAACCGCTCTGGCGCCGCACTGTTTGGACTGATTTTCAAGCCCGGTTCCGGATCTATGGCCGTACCTTCCTGGGCACCATCAGCGAACCCGGATGGTATGCGCAGTACGGCGAGGGACCAATCGGATCGATCTATCTGGCGCCGATCCCCACGCAATCACTGCCGATGGAGGTTGATTTAACCGTCATTCCCGCGCCGCTGCTGACCGACGACGACATTGATCCCATTCCCTACCCGTGGCGGGACGCGGTGAGCTATTGGGCGGCAACACTGGCGCTGCTGCAGCAACAGCGGCGTGAGGACGCGGCGTCCATGGCGCAACTGTTCGCGGCCGAGCTCCCGATGTGTGCCAGTGTAGTTTGCCCGCAGATGATCCAAACCGCCTACGGAGCCACGTTGCGGTCAGCATGACATGCCGATCCAATCAGCAAATCCCCCTGAACTGCACACATTCCAGAATTGGACATTAGGGCTCAATCAACAAACTGGGCGCGGCTCGATTGCGGATGATGAGCAATGGTGGAACGAGAACCTATTCGCAATTGGGCCTGGGAATTTGCGATCCTGCTGGGGGATAAAGCGGGACACGACGACCGGGGTTCATGTGCCGATCTATACCGCCCCTGTCGGCGTGACAATCTTGCGTATATTTTTCGGCTTTATCGGGGATGTTACGCCGCAGAACAGTGCCCCGCCTCCCGGCAAATATGGTTGGATGTTTCTCAGCGACGGAACAATCGATCAGGTTGATGTTGACACCGGCACCGTGGTTCACGTCGGCGGCGCAGGAAAACAGATTTGGAACGTCGTCGCACCGCAATACTGGGCAAGCGCTAAAGTATGGCGACCGCGCTTTATCAGCAGTGGTGTTGGCCAACAAGGCGGCGTTCTATTTGGAAGCCCCGAGCAAGTTCCTGCCGGCGCCCCAGGGCCGGGCGGGCTGTATGCCTGGGACGGCACCACGCTCTCAAGCCCCGGTGATCCCGCTCCGGATTGGTTAACCGATGGGCTGGAAACAACTCCCGGCGTTCCATTCACGATGCCCATAGGATTGCCGGGCATCTACACCATGGAGGTTTACCAATCGCGACTGTTCGTGGCTGGCAAAGACGTGATTTCGTTTTCCGCCCCCTCCAACGGCGCGGATTTTTCCACTACAGACGGCGGCGGGTCACTCGGCTACTTCGGCGACCGCCTGACCTACAGCTACATGGATATGGCGCAAAGCGCCGGCTATTTGTACGTCTTTGGCGACAGCTCGATTGATCTGGTTTCCAACGTGCAATTATCCGGATCAGGTACTCCAGAAGCCCCGTTCACCACCAACTTGGCGTACACCAATGTCGATCCGCAAGTCGGACAACGCTTTCCGCGCCCGGTGGGGCGCGTCGGCCGCTATATGCAGACGTGGAATGGCGCCGGTATTTTCGAGTGCCGTGGCGGTGAGGCCATCGAAATCGGGCAAAAGACCACCAACATCTTCAACACGTTGGATACCAGCTTGTATTTGCCCACCATGGCCCCGGCGACCATGTTCGGATTTCGCGTACTGCTGTGTAATGGCCGATTTACCGACATTTACGGACAGACCCGCAATCTGATGCTGATGTGGCATCCCAGAACCGGGACGGATTTCTGGTCAATTGCATCGCAAGGCGCAGGATTAGAACTAACCAATATTGGCTCCTACGAGCAGGACAGTGTCATCACGCCTTACGGCACCGATGGCACCCATCTCTATCGGCTATTTGAGGTTCCCGATCCCGGCTTGATCAAGATCCTGTCCACCAAGTTCATTCGCGGCGAAGGATTAAAGCAACTGACGATCAAGAGCGCCAAGCGCATCTACATGGAGTTTTTCGATAATTCGATTGAGGGCACCCCGCCCGACACTCATGGTGCTGGGGTGCAGTGGGCCGGCAATTTGACCACGACCGGCGGCGGCATCCCGAACGGCACTCAGGAAGTGAATTTCTCGCTGGCGCCTGGACCGAGCACGCCGGGCGTGATTTCCGGACCAATCGGCACCGCTTCGACATCCGCTTTTGAACCGCAAGCGCTACAGGCCGCGGGCATTGCCGCAGCGCTGGATATTCAATCGCTATCGCCGGATTTCACGTTAGAGCGCATTCACATTACGGTCGAAGACCGGACACTATGGGGTGCGTAGTCGACTACCCTACTTGACTACTAATAGTGTTTAGGTTGATTGTTCCGCAATCGGCTCCGTATCGTGACCCAAGAACGCACCGCTGGTGCGCAACCCACTCATCTCGAGGGAGAGGATAACATGGCACGACGTAGACGCCGTCATCGCCGAGGTCGTCGGTAAATGGCCCGCCGCCGTAGGCGAGGTCGCCGAGGTCGCCGCTAATAGGAGGCGCCCATGGCCCGCAAGCGCTCCAAGGCTCTGAAAATGACGCGGAGAGCGAAGCGCATTCGTGCGCGTAAGCACAAGCGGCACTAACAGATGCCCAAATATGGTCTGCGCAACACCGCTAATTTGCGCAAGGCCCTCAAACCCAAAAGCTGGCGGTTGCCCAAGTGGCGACCGCGCCTTTTTTCATATCGCAAGGGCAGGAGGATGTAATGCCCAGAGGTGTAGACCAGGGAGGACGTTCCCGAGTTGACCCCGCTGGCCGCTTCCGCACTCGCCGCCCTCGCTCCGAAGTTCCCGTTCCCCAAACACGCGGTCGAGAAAATCGAGCCTGCAGCCCCCACGGTGGACCGCAGCGCTATCGCCGGTCGCGTCGAGGCGGGAGGTAACGATGGCACGCAGAGGTAGACGACGCGGACGGCACTGATGGCTCGCAAATCAAAGGGCCGTACAGGCCCAGTAAATCGGTTGCCTTGGCATGACGGAGCTTGGCCGAGTGACTGGAGCCGTACTCGGTTGATGGCTCGTAGGCGCTCTGGGTCTCCACGACCCGGAGCGCGTACGGGTCCCGTGCGCCGTGGCAGGCGATGACCAAGCCGAGGGTGACGGAGAGCGCGCTTCACAAGAGCGTGGCGGACTTGCTCGACTGGGTGCTGTTGCCGCCAGCATTGTGGACGACGTTTCCGGCCGGTTGGGGCAAATTGGGCAAGGCGACCGCCGGGCAATTGCGCGGCGCAGGCCTCAAAGCCGGGTTTCCCGATATATTGATTTTCTTCAATGGCCGCGTCACTGGAATAGAGCTTAAAACCACTGACGGCAGAATTTCCAAAAATCAGAACCATATGTTTCTGCTCTTAGCTGCGGCGGGCGTTCGGGTATATATTTGCAAAAACGTCGATGACGTGATCGGCGTTTTGGAGCAGGAAAGCATACCCCACCGCAAGATGGAGATGGCCGCATGACCAAGGAGACCCAGCAACCATGGCCGAGGCGCAGGGAGGACGGATCGGAGCTGCGCAGCCCAACGGCGTTCTTCGCCAGTCCGGACGGGTATCTGAAATCCGGGCGCTCACTCGCCGGGCCTTTGCGTCTCGGCACTGCACCCCCCGTAGGACCAAGCGGCGCCAGTCGAAACGGTAATTCCGATTTCGGTATGGATCGCATCACCCCGCGCGGGTTTGATCCGATTGGAACCTCGCTGGAGCGGCGCGGACCGCAGGAGAGTTCACCGTTGGTGTCGCGCGAGCTGCGCGGAGATAATAATCGCCGCCGCGAGGATTAGATGGCCCTCGCCTCACTCCTGACACTCCCGACCAATGAGCGCGGCGCGTGGGGCTTTGTGTTTGATCACAACCAAGCGCATCAGTCGATGTATGCTGCGCTGTTATCTGGTGGAGTGCTCCCGCCAATCCTTGACCCGGCGCCATTCTCCGCAACCTCACGTCGCGCTGGCAATTGGCACTTTGATCATCAAGCTGTCCATGATCAGTTCAGCGAGGCCATTTTTGGCTTTCAAACACCGCAGAACATGGCCGATGCCACCTTCGCGGACAAATCGAGTTTAACATGGTGGACCTTCGTCAATCATCACGAGCACTACCTGATCAATCAAATCCCGTAGCGTTCGCGCCAGAAATAACAACAACAATCGAAGCCGACACGGTTTTGTTGGAGCCGTGGCTGTTAAGCGAAAATGATTTACCCTTTTTGAGAAATCTTTTTGGAAAAAAATACGATAAGGGGTTCGACGCTCTGACGACCGAGAACTGGTTTCGGAATATCGTGCTGAAGAACCCGATGATGTTCTATCCGGTGCGACTGGCTAACTCATTTCTGATTGCGATGCTATCATGCCTGCCGTGGCTCCCGTCGCAGTTCGATTGCAACATCATCTGCGTGTGCGCGGACGATGGTGCGATGTGGGAAACCATGAAACTACTCCGCAGCTCCGTTGACTGGGCGCGCAATCGCAAGTGCAAACACTGGATGCTGGCCTCTGACACCGCCTTTGATCTGGCGCCGATGGCAAAACGGATGGATGCCAAAGAACTTTGGCCCCGATACATGATTGATCTGGAGGCAAAATGAGCAACAACATCGGCGGATTGCTGACGCAGAGCGGCGTTCCGGCGACCGGGATGCAGCAAGCCCTGCAGCAATACACGGCAGGCGAGGGTGAGCTCAAGAATGCCGCCGATTTCTCAGCGGGCATGGGTCATAGCACCAACGTAACCCAAGCAGATACTGGCCCGCTTGCCAATCAAGCCCTGCAATTGGGCAAGGAGTCACTTGCCAACACGTCGGCGCAACAGAACTTCCTCAATACGTCATTCGGCAACTTTGCGGGCGGGCTCGGATCTATTCTCGGCAAAGCCGGCGGGGGAGGCGGGTAATGGCTGGCGCGACATCAAGCTTTCTCGGCGGCAATTTTGGCGATCCTGGTGCCCCCGGATTTGTGCCCCCGTCGGCGAGCGCCGCAATTGGCCCCGCAGCCGGGCAAAGCGTGGGGATGATGGCGAACCGATATAATCAACTTGGGTTAGGCGGCCCAGGCGCGGCTGGCGGGCAACAAGGGCCAATGGGCACCCCCGAGAAAATGGATCTCGGTATTGCTCCGAGCGTCACAGGCGGCATTCCCGCACAGTTTCAGGCGGTTGCCGGGCAATTGCAGGACCAAGCGATTAGCGGCAGTCCGTTGGGCGCCAACAAAAGCCCCGGCAATATCATCGGCAACCTTGGTCACTTCGGCAAATAAGGTGATGCATGGCAGGCGGCGGCTTACCTGACGTATTCGGCGCCTTAGGCAGTGGGCTTTCCAGTCTTGCCGGTGGAAGTGGCGGCGGCGGCGGCGGCGGTGGTGGCAGTCCCAATTTTGTGGGAACAGATCCACAAAACGCCTCTGATAGCCTTCTCACCAATCCGCTAGTTGCTTCGGAAGCCGCCGTTAGCGGCGACCAAAATCTGACCGGCGATCAGCAGCAGCAAAAGGCGCAGCAAGGGCCACCGCAGACCCCGCAACAACCGCCGACCTTCACCCCGCCCCCGCAAGTCGAGCGTCCGCAAGTAACGCAGCAGATGGCGCAGGATTTCCTCAACCCGGGAGCGCCCGCGCAGGCTCCCGTACAAGCCCAGGCACAGCCCCAGCAGCCGACAGCGCAGGCACCGCAACCGCAGCAATTCCCGTCAATTGAAACGCTAGACGCGCACACCGCGCAGCCCAATTACCTGCCACCGGAGCAACAACAGCCGGCCGACCCCAACAAGGCGCAGCCGATCCAGGCCCAGGCAGGACCGCCGGTGCAGGCGGCCAACATCGAAAAGCCCGTTCCGGCATCAAACCCGGAGCAGGCCCCACAACAGCAGCAAGCCGGTGGAGCTCCACAACAGCAGCGCCAGCAAAACCCGCTATCACAGGCCGGGAACCTGCTGAAAAACATCGCCAAGCCGGGCAGCGCGCAGACCGGATTTCCCAATCTGCTCGGCGATCTGTTCCGAGGTGGTCCGGCGGCGCTGATACAGGATCTGCTCGGGCTCACCAATCAGGTTGGCCCGGCTTATGGTCAACAGGAGTACAGTTCGCAGGGCGCAACCCCGCACGGTTATGGCTACGGCGCGGGTGAAACCCCCGCACGGGATGCTGCCACGTCGCCCCCGACCCCGCAGCAACCGCCCGCGCCGTCGCCGCCAACCGCTGTAAGCCCAGAACCACGGGCGGCCCAGGCCGAGCGCAATGTACAAGCCGAGATCGCAAAGCAGGAAGCGCAGCGCGATCCCAATGCGGCGGCCCGCGCTGCGCCCCCAGGTGCCGCACAGCCACCCGCTACCGCGTCCCCAGGACAGCCACCCACCGCCACTCCCGCGTCCCTGACCACGGGAACGACCGGCGGCGGTCACGCCGCGACGCCAATCGCACAGGGCGAAATCCAGATCAGCCCATATTCGCGGGTTGGGGCGCCGCCGATGAAGCCGACGCAAACCGGCGTGGACGTGAGCCCGCTTCGCAACGAAATCAGCAACCCGAACACCGCGCGCCAGATGGCGCAGATGGTGTCGCAGGAGGTTGGGCTAAAACCCGGCAACACCCGCGCCCAGATCGTACAGCTCGAAACACTGCGCAACCGCGCACTCTATGGCATTCAGGGCAATGGGCGCTATCCAGATGGCGTCCGCGCACCCACCAGCTTGGCGCAGGCCGGACAAGTCATTCATGGACAAGGTCCCTATGGTCGCGCCGGCTATTCCGGCTATTACCCGGACTACAGCCGCCAGCGGGTCAGCCCGGAGCAACTCGCCGCCTTCAAACGCGACGTTTACGATGTGGTTTTTCCACCCGATGGCAGTCCCGGATCAAATCTATCTGACGTTGGCTGGGGACCAATGACCGGCAACGCTTCCAACGATCCGCGCCAGGGCGAAAAAGGCATGGTGGCGAAGCATCAATACATGCGCAACGCCCAGGGCTACAGTATGCGCAAATCCGGCGGCGATGATTACTTCCGCGAGCACGTCGGCCCAGGCCAGGGCTTGTCGCCAGGCGGCGGGTCCATGCAAGCCCTGATGCCGCAGCGCTTATCCGATCAACAAGCAAGTGAAATGGAGGGGCTCGTCAACACTCAGGCGCAACTGGCCCCGCGCGGGCTCCCCTGGCAGCAATATCGCCAGTCGGAGAATTTCGAAGATGTGAGTGGTCCACACACCTTGAGCCAGGATGAAGTGCGCAATCAGGAAGTCGAGCAAGCACGCGCCCAACCACCCGGTCGAGTGCCGATCACCGCCATGTCGCGCGCTGCGGGCTTTGGTGACATCGATCCGCTGATCGACCAGCTTGCCCAACAATGGGCAATGCAAACTATGGGCGGCGGCGCCGCCAGCGCCGTGCCGATGCCGCGCCCGCGCCCGAGGTAGTCATGGCTGATCCCAACACCGATCCGCAAGGCATCTACACTCCACCGCCTCCATCGCCGCCAGGAACGGCGCCGCGCTTTACGAGTGAAGCGCCACCGGGACCGCAGTACTTCCCGCAACCGGCATCCTCGCCATTGCAGCAAGTAGCGAACCAGAAAGCCCAAGACCGGCTTCCCGGCGGCGGCATCAACTGGACGACCCGGAAAAACATGGCCGTCTTTCAGGCGCCGGAAGAACG